GCAGTTTGTCTTTTGTCTTCGCGTCATACATAAACAAGTACATCTTACCAGGAATAACAACATTAGTTAATTCCGCAGCCTTTTCGCTCATTAGACGTGCTTCACTTACGCCTGATGCTCGTCGCGCACGGCTTCTATACCAATCTCTGGCTTCTTGTGTTTTATTTGGAATAATATTCTGCTTAATCCCACGATTTAGGATTGAGGTAAAAACATATTTGTCCGTTACGGAAGCCATCAGTTATCCGATATTAATTAGCGAAAGCGACAGGAACAGCAGTAACTGTAGTAGCATTATTACTTTCTAATGTATCGGTTGGTGATTTTTGTAAAAACAAATTAGAACCGCCAACAGAAACAATCGTAAACTTAACGGCAGCATTTGCGAACTTACAAGTAATAAGAGCAGTATCTGATGTAAGTCCAGCATGGACAGTTCTAATCAGAACACCATTTGCAAAATTGTTTGGTGTTGAATTACACGATTGAGAGGTTCCTAAAACCTTAATAACAGCAGCCATTTTATTTTCCTTCTAAAGTTTAAACTCTTATATATTTATAGGGGGTTAATACTTAATATTTAGTTCTTTTTCAGTAATAATTTTGAACTCGTAGTTATTCTTTTGACAGTATATATCAGCAGCAGACCATTTTGCTAAGTTTGTGGCGTAGGTCATCACCTCATTTAAATATTGACGAGTTTGTCTAGACTTCTTTTCGGGTTCTTGTGTTTGCTTGAAAGGTTTTACTTCAATAACATAAGTAGCCAATTTATTGTCTGGTGTTCTGACTGTCATTTTAAAATCTGGAAAATATCTATGAATGCGATTATCAACAGGAGATCGATAGGGAATACAAAATTCTTCAGATTGCCATTCAATTATGTTTGGATCGCTATCGCATCTATTCATAAAAGTCAATTCATAACTTGAGCGAAATACTATCTTGGTTGGATCACCTTTATATTTCTTTGGATTTTTTGGAGTGAACTTGCCTTGGTTTGCCATGCTATCATCTAAATACTCTTGAAACTTCTATATTTAGGGATAATAAATGGCAGCGTTCTTAAAAGACCCAAATAAAGCTCCTAAACTCGGCAGTGGGTTTAATCAAATGCGATTCCCGTCTGATATTAAGACAGAATATTGTAGCATTTCTGCGGTAAAATATCAAAGAACTTTGCCTTCCGATCCAGCAACTTTGGTTTCTACTGGCGCATCTGTTATTCTTCCTATTCCATTTTCTGGATTAGATGATAATTATGGGATGAATTATAAAGAAGTTGATACTGGAGCTATGGGTGGCGCTTTAAATACGCTAATGAGTAATTCTTTACTTGGTGGAGTAAAAAAATTAATTGGTGGTGGTGCTCTTGCTGGTATTGATGAAATTGCTAAAGGTGCTGCTGGAGGTCTTGCTGGTGCAGTCGGATTGAACCAAGATACTGCTAGACAAATGACACAACAGGCTCTTGGTCGTGTTGCTAATCCAAATATGTCATTATCTTTTCAAGGCGTAGGTTCAAGATCGCATCAATTTTCTTGGAAATTAGTTGCTAAAAGCCCAGCAGAAAGCAAAACTATTCAAGATATATTAAGATTTTTTAGATCAAATTCTTTACCAAGTAAAGCAGCAGGTGCTGATATTCAATTAAACTATCCGCATATTTTTCTTATTGAATTTTATGGTCCAAACCAAAGACTTATTATGTTTAGTAAACAAGGTCTTTTCTTGAATAACTTATCTATATCATACGCAGACGAAGCGCATCCTGTATTTTTTAAAGAAACTGGATTGCCAGCTTCTATTGTTCTTACAGCTAACTTCCTAGAGCGTATGCTTACTACTGCTGATGATGCCGATGCTTATTTTGGTGGCGTTTAAGTCACCACCAACCTTTAATTAAAGAGAAACTTATGAAATACTTCGAAAACTTTCCTTCAATTAAATATGGAAATACGGCAGTAACAAATATTTCTGCTCGTGTTAAATTTTTGGAAACTGCAAAAAAACAAAATGTTCTTTTTTATCCTTACACCATTAAAGATGGCGAAAGAGCAGAAAATCTTGCCTTTGACTATTATGACAGTACAGATTTTGTTTGGTTGGTTTATTTGATAAATGATATTGTTGATCCATATTATGACTGGCCATTGTCCAGTAAAAATTTAGATAAGTTCATCGCACAAAAATATGAAACAAGCGCAGGTATCAATGATGGTATTGCTGCTGCTTTGGGTACTACTGTTTTTTATCAAAAAGTTCCAAAAGTTTATTATATAAACCAAGTAAATTTAAATTTCTACACAGAAACAGAATACTTAGCAACATCTATATCTGATCCTTGGAATTGGAAAAAAGTGACACAAGATGATTCTATCTACGTGTCTCCAGATTCTCTGACTGCTGCTATGGATGCTGATCCAGGATCACAATGGACAGCCCTTGATGCGTATACATATGAAACTAATTTAAATGATGCCAAGAAATTTATTAGATTACTAGACAAAACATATACAACAGAAGTTAGTTATGAATTGAAAGAGTTATTGAGCAATGGCTAATCAGAATAATGAAACCTATGAACAGTTAGGTTATTTAAAAAATATTACTGTAAAATTGCTTAATGTTGACAAAACAAAAGTAATCGACATAACTTTACAAATGTTAAATATGGAAATATATGAAGATATATTTTCCAACACTTTGTATGGATTGATCAATGTCGATGACTCAATTGGTTTGATGAATGGTATTCCTGGCGGATCGCAAAATAATACTCATTTTCCTATAGTTGGAGAAGAGTTTCTAGATATCACGTATGAAATAGTAGGAAGACCAGCAGTAAAATTGTTATTTTCAGTATACAATATAGAAGAAATTATTAACAGCGACAACTTCAAAAATAGAAAATACAAGTTAAAGTTTGCAAGTTCCGAACATATTGATGATGCCAAAACACTTATTCAAAAAAGCTATAAGTCGCCATTGAGCGATATGGCTAAAGATATATTTACAACATTCTTAAAGACAACAAAGACTTTAGACATAGAAGATACACAAGGACAACAACAAATAATCATCCCTAGACTTAGCCCATTTGAAGCATTAAATTTTCTAGCTAAAAGGTCTCTCTCTAATAACGATAAGAAGAAATCTGCTTCATATGTCTGTTTTGAAAATACAGCAGGGTTTCATTTCTGTGATATCGAAACATTAATTCAAAATGGATTTAAACAAAAAGACGCAGCAGAGAAAACCAAAGACGATAAAAACCTATACACCTATATTATAAAAAATCCAAACATTGCAGAATCACAAGCGGATGCTTTTAAAACAGTTATAACATTTAAAATTAAAAATAGATTTGATACTGTTGAAAAGCTAAAGCGTGGTTATTTTGAAAGCGATACTATCGTATATGATTTTATCAACCATCAGATTACACCAACAAGATTTAAGTTTAAAGATACTGCTAATTCTACTTTGTCTGTTGCTCCTTATCCAGAAAACTCATCTGATTTTATTGATAAGAGCACAAGCACTTCAAACAATGATGTATATGTCAAGAAGTTTATGGTTGCTAAGGATTTAAGTACTGGAACTCCAGACACATTTTTGGAAAACATATACGCTAACAAAGCAGCCTATATGACTAGATTAAATCAAAATATGACTACCATCGAAACATATGGCGATCCTAAAATTAAAGCTGGAGATGTTGTTACTGTAAGATACCCAGAAATTGTTGGTACAACTTTGAAAAAAGGCGACAGCAACGATAAGTATTTAAATGGTGAATTTCTGATAGGAACTATTCAGCACAGGTTTACTCCTCGTGCTTATGTTACTTCTATGGATTTATATAAAAATGGATATAATGAAAAAGTTGTACAGTCTGAAACAAATAAGGGAATTTTTGGTTCTGATAGCGCACAAGATATGAAGTCAGATAGAAATAAACTTATTAATCAAGCAAATCAGGAAGACACTATAAATACAATAGTTTCCCCATTAGTAAAGATTTTTAAATAATGAACCAAGATCATAATGATAATAATTTTCTAGGAAGAAACGGTTTCTATTATTTCTTCGGTATTGTAGAAGATAGAGACGATCCACTTACTCTTGGCAGAATTAAAGTAAGAGTGTTTGGAACTCATCCAGATGATAAGACTTTGGTTCCAACTGAAGATTTACCTTGGGCAATGCCAATCCAACCGATTAATTCTGCCGCAGCACATGGTGTTGGGCATTCTCCTGTTGGTCCTATTCCAGGAACACACGTTTTTGGATTTTGGGCAGATGGTAGAGATTGCCAAATTCCATTTATTTTAGGTACTATTGCTGGTGGTACAGGTCAGTTTAATTATGGTGTACCTCAACAAGATAGTTTAGATGGACAAATTGGAAGCTCTCCTGTTGGTCCAAATGGCGCACCAATCAATCTTCCAAAAGGAAGTAAAGCAATTCCACAAAGAGCAGCAACATTCTCTAAACTTATCCAAGATAGATACAAATTAACTGATTATCAAGCTTGTGCTTTGATTGGTAACTTGTGGCACGAATCTGGCGGATTTAGGGCTATTAGAGAATACGGTAAGGGTTCTGGTCCACAAGATCAACCTCCTCCAAAAGGAACTAAGAATACAGGTTATGGGTGGGTTCAGTGGACAAATTCAAGACTTGATGACTTTTTAAATTTTTGTGATCTTACAGCTCATCCCCCACAATCTGATGAAGCAAATCTTGGTTTCTTTTTAAAAGAACTAGATAAAGCTAAAGTGATCAGAGGACTAAAAACTAATGCTCCAGTTACAGTTAGTGGTTATTGGGCTGGAACATATGATTGTTCTAATATTGAGGGAGCAACAAGATATGTTATGGCTGAATATGAAAGACCTAAAAAAGGTTTAGATCATATCGGAGAACGTATACAATACGCTAAAATGACATTGGTCGCCATGAATAAAACTTCGGTTCCTCAAAGTGGAGCACCAAGTAAAGACCCAAATGCACAGGTTCCAACAAATAATAATCCGAAAGCACAATAATTATGAGTTTAATTGGCAATCTTACTGATGCTGTTTCTAATATTATAACAGACGTTGTTTCTGGTTTAGATTCTACAGTACATGTTACACTTGATAATGTGGTTGGAAATTTCCAAGTAGACGAACAAGTTCAGCATAATCTTTCTATTGGTAGGGTTACTTCTTACGATAGAAATAGCTTGACTATGAACATCAAGACTGAAGTTGGAACTTTTGAAAAAGGAAATATTATTATTGGTCTGACCTCTCTTGCGGTCGGAACTATTACTGGAACAGGTTCAGCAAACCCATTTGATTTTCTAAACCTATTTCCTAATGGAACTCCAGATAATTTTAGTTTTTCTGATTATATTTTGTCTGTTCCGTCTGCTGCAAATCTTACGCCTGTAGATAGCATAATGAAAATTTCAGATGCTATATCTGGAACAGCAGAAGTTGATTTAGTTTATAGAGAGGCAGCGGTAAAGGTAACAAATCCTGCAAATGTTTTTGCTGTAAGTGTTCCGTCTCAGACGGATAGGCACGTTCAAACTCATGGCACAGAACCAGCCTTTCAGTTTAAAGGACAATATCCATATAATAAATCAAACAGAACAGAATCTGGACATCTTCTAGAAATTGATGATACTCCAGGTGCTGAAAGAATACTTCAACATCATAAGTCTGGTACATATGAAGAAATTCATCATGACGGACAAAGGGTAATGAAGATTGTAGGTAAGAACAATCATATCACCTTACAAGATGAAAACATCTTTGTAGAGGGTGAGGCAGTAGTCAATATTAAAGGAAACGTTACTTTAAGAATTGGCGGAACTCTTACTATTCAAGCAGAAAAAGGTATGCACCTCATTAGCCCTGCTGATATTAGGATGAAAGCAAACAACATTGTAATGGAAGCTACCAACGGAAATGTTGACATGTTGGCAAACAAAGATATTCGTGCCACCGCCAAGGGTAACACGAATATTACTTCTATTAATAATTTGTTAACGGCATCTGCTAATACTGAAATTTCTTCTGGCGCAGATTTAAATCTTCTATCTAAGAATAATTATTTTTCTTCTGGTTCCAATACAGAAATCTTTACTGGTGGAAATCTAGATCAGTATGGGACTGCTGGAGTGTCTATCAATTCTGCTAAAGATATGAATATTCTATCACAAACAGATTTTAAATTAAACTCTGCTGCAAAAATAAATATTAGTGCGTCTGGTAATTTCAACGCAGATGCTGCTCAAATTCACTTCCAAGAAGGCGCAGCAACAGCCCCAACAATGCCGTCAGTTACCACTGCAATCGTAACCACAGCCAATCCTACATTAGGTACGGGTATTACCTTCAGTGCTATTGTCGAGCATATGTTTACAGAATCTGACGATGATCCAGAAGCATTCGCTAAGGCTACACAAGATGCAATCAATGCTGGATTGATCGATAAAGATGCTTTAAATAGACAACCAACGGTAACGGGTTCTCCAGATACAACAGCAGCAGGAAATGTTAAGATTGATTACAGAGATGCTCCTGTTGCAAAATTGTCCAGCTTTCCCGTAAACTTACAATTGTCTCCTCACTTTACTCTAGGCAAATTGACCGTGCAAACTCCTGCTGGTTCTCACTTGCTTAAGGCACAATATGGTTACACTGAAGCACAGCTTGCAGGAAACTTGCAGCTATTGGCTCTAAATGTATTAGAAAAAATATATGCCAAATATCCAGATATGACTGTCACAAGTTCATTTAGAACAGGAAATACAACAGGAAATAAAGTATCGCAGCACTGTAAGGGAATGGCAGCAGATATTCAATTTGCTTCTGCACAGCAAAATAAGCAATTATATCTTCAATATGCTCAGTGGATCAGAGACAATTGTGTATTCGATCAGCTATTGCTAGAACATAATAATTTTGGAAATAAACCATATTGGATTCACCTATCATTTGATCCATCTAAGACAAAACAACGTGGTGAAATTATGACTTTGTTTAATAACAAGACCTATAGCCAAGGTCTAATATTCTTGCAGGATAGCTAATGCCAGCAGTAGCGAGAGAAGGTGTTGATATTTGCGGTGGTGTTATTCAACCATCTGGATCAACTGGATTTAAAGTAAGCGGAAGTCCAGTAGCAGTAGTTGGAGACGCAATAGCACCGCATGGACTTTCTCCACACAGTTCAGCTACTTTAATTTCTGGTTCTGGAACTTTTACTTTTGGTGGAAAGAAAGTCTGTCGAGTTGGAGATTCCGCTTCATGTGGACACACCGTCTCGACAGGTTCTTCTAATTTTTTTGTAGGTTCTTAATTTTCAAAAAAAAGTTTACTCGTATTCTCTTTACACTTATCGCCATGAAATCTAGCGAACGGACCAGGAGAAACTTGTTTCTTACAATGCTGACACCTAATCTTAGTTAATGGTGCTCTGCGTCTGATTATATCGTTTGGTTGATCATCAAAGACAAAGGCACGTTTGTTTTCAATAATGGTAACATCAGTTGGCTTTTCAGTGTCAATTTCTGGCTTCCTGCGTAAACTAAATCCATGATTAGCAGACATCAAAAGAATAATAGCCAACGGATCAAACACAGAAACAATCATTAGGATCAAGGCACGAACAGTCTTATCAAAGTTTGCTTGCCCATCTTTACCATAAAACATTTCTGCAATATAAAGAAGAGGACCAAGCTCAGACTTGGTTTTTTGTGCAGTCACTTGTAGTGGCAATAGTTTCTCATTGATCTTGTCAATATTTGCCAATGATGTTTGGATATTGGTGTTAAGAACAGCACGTTCTCTCTTTTGACGGTTGCGAACAACATTATCCTTGACATTCAATTCAGAAACAGTATCCAACTGATTAAGGCTTCGTTGTGAGTTGGCAACTATACGTTTCTCATTGTCAACCTTAGACTGAAGTTGTTGAACTTGGATCATAGAAGTTTCAGACGTGTTTTGATTTTGCAGATGTGCCTTTGACAAATAACCAAAGGTTCCCATGCTTGTGATAATCATCAAGATAACCACAGCAAAGATCAAGTATGTTTTGATCATAATTGGAGAAGTCTTCCAGTTACTATTAAGCCAACTGACAGACACGACCTTACATGCCTCTAGCATTACCCCAAGGACAACGATTGA